GCCGTGCCGGATGGATGATGGGCGCCGGTCCGCAAAAAGATAAAAAATTCATTCAAAAACTAATGCATCAATTAAAGGACGGCAAAAAAGAACTTTTTGTGGTGAACGATAAAGATGGCACGCCAACCTATACGCACGATTTTGCCAGGACGGTAAGGGCATTGCTCGAAAAAGAATACTGGGGCCTGTATAATTGTGTGTGCGGAGGCCAAACCAGCCGCTTTGAAGTGGCCCAGGAACTGCTTAGAATAACCGGGCTGCACGATCAGGTAAAAATTACCCCGGTAACATCCGACTACTTTAAGCAAACCTATTTTGCCGATCGCCCTGCCTCCGAACGCTTATCAACCCGTAAACTCGATTTACGTGCAGTGAATCACATGCGCCCATGGAAAACCGCCCTTCAGGAATACATTTCAGATTACTATAATGGATATCTCACAGCCCCACCCAAACCCTCCCCACGGGGTAGAGCTTAAAATCGCACTGTTCGTCGTCATTGCGAGGTACGAAGCAATCTATTTATTGTCCTTTTGTTAAAATAAAGCATCTCTGATATTTGAATCATAAACAATCGAAGCCATTTTTCCTCCCTCTCCTTCGGAGAGGGTCGGGGTGAGGCTTCTAACTTTTTACTATGAAACAAATTTTCCTGAAAGCACTTCGTCACCTGCTCGATCCATTCGACCGGTCTGTCGAGCGTAAACCCTTCGATGTAGTTTACGGCGAAAAAGACGGCACCGTAGTCAATGCACGGGTCGTCTGCACATCGTCAAATTTCAAAAACGATACGTTCAATTTTAAATATCCCGAAAGTGGCGAGGTTCGCACCGTCCACGCCCAGTTGCTTTTTAATGTTAATGGTATGGAGGTAATGATATGAAAAACAAGGAAGAAATAATCATGCATTACGACGGAACCACTGCTTATGCAACGGGTACATCTGCCGTTTTTTTGCAAACATCCGACTCTTCCAATATGTTCTCAACTCCCGACCGGGATCCTTCCCAAATTGCGGTAAAAGGTCGCGAAAAAGATAATATGCCTAAAATGGTCCCCTGGGGAACAACCAACGATTTGCCTAAACAAATCATAGAGAAGGCCGGAACTTTGGCACAGATGAATGCCAATCTGTGGTTTAACGTATTGCTCAGTTACGGCGACGGCATTAAACCCGTAAAAATTATAGGTGAAGGCGAAACAAAAAAGATTGAATCCTATATCGGGAATGCAGAGGTTGATCGCTTTTTCGAAGAAAACGACATGCAATTATACCTGCTCGAACAAATGAGCGACATGCATTGGTTTTTCAATTGTTTCCCCGAAATTATTTTCAATGCAGAGGATGGCGAAAAAAGAAAGATCGTGGAGATTAGGAGTAAAGAAGCTTGTTTCTCGCGCTGGAGCGAAATGAACAAAGAAAACGGACGGATTGAATGGCATTATTATTTTGCCTATTGGGGCGAGAAGACGCCCGGCGACGAATATCCCTGCACTGCAACCAACGTGCTCGATAATTACAGCCCGTTGCGCCATTTGCGTGAACTTATGAAGGAAGATGAAAAAAAAGCGGTGAAAGCCCGTCGTAACCGGTTTATCGTTCCGGTAAACTTCCCTTCACCAGGTCGCAACTATTATCAGAAGCCCTACTGGTATGCGATTTTTGCCGGTGGCCTATACGATTTTGCCATGAAGATTATCCCGTTTAAGGATGCCATCATGAAAAATCAGGCATTGATCAATTACATCATCCTGCTCGATCCGGACTATTTCAAAGAAATATTCCGTCGCGAGAGCATTACCGCCGATAAAGAACAAAAGGCCCGGATCAAAAAAGAATATAAAGACATCAATGATTTCATAAAGGGCAATGAGAACAGCGGAAAATCGATTATCACCTTCCAGAAAAAAGACCCGCAGGGACAGCCATACCCCATGATCAAAATTGAGGTTGTGAAAAATGAAATAAAAGATGGCGCCTACATCGAAGACTCGGAAGAAATATCGAACCTGATTGCCTACGGAATGCTAACGCAACCATCGCTGGTAGGTCCATCGCCTGGTAAAAATAAAACCATTAACGGAACAGAAGCCCGCGAACTGTTCATCATTAAGCAGGCGCTCATGAAACCATTCCGCGACCGGATACTTCGCCCGCTTTACCTGATCAAATCAATTAACAAGTGGCCTGCCGATCTTCATTTTGTAATTCCCAACCTGGAGCTTACCACGCTCGACAACAATAAAACCGGAAGTGTAACTAAAGTAAACGACCCAACAAAATGATACTTACCATCGACAACATCAAGGAATATTTGCCGCTAAATTCAATAACCGACGGCTCAAAATACGAACCATTCGAGATCCGGGCATTCTTTAAATACCTGCCGAAATACCTGGGCGAAGAAGTGGTTGAACAACTATACGAAGGATTGCTCCTTGTTTCGGACGGTGGGTCAGACGTGGTTATCTATCCTGAATCTGAAATTTATGAATCGCTGCTCTTGAAGCTCAAACCAGTACTGGCCAACCTAACCATTCTCGAAAGCATTCCGCAGTTTAACCTGGTGGCCACCGGATCAGGTTTTGGCATCGTCAGTAATCCCAATCAGGCGCCTGCCAGCATGGAGCGCGTCCGAGATCTGAAAGATTCCTGCCTCCAGGCTGCCAACGATGGCTTAGACCGGCTGTTGTATTACCTCGAACAAAATGTGGCAACTTATAGCTCCTGGAACAAATCCTGCATCAATACCGGAAGTTTGATTCCTTCAGCTTCAGTGTTCGATCAGTTCATTGATATCAGCTGCAGTCGTCGCCGCTTTGTCGATCTAAAAAGGCACATTAACTTCGAGGAACTAACCACGTTTACCAACGTATTCAGCGCCGAATTTCTGACCGAATTACGTGACGGAAACGATATCGCTGTTAAACCGCTTATTCAGCAGGCATTGGCACTAAAAGCAGAAATTCATTTTCAGGCATCAGTAGACCCGGTGGGCGATCATTCGTTTTTGCTCAATAAATATCTTACCGCATTAAGTGTTGCGCTCTCGTATTTGCGAAATAACCTCGATACCTATACAACCTATGCCGACAACGCCTACGAAGCCCCTTTTGACAATGCCACTGCTACCGATGACGATGGCGATGCTTACGGCTTTTTTATTGGAGGAATAACCGGATGAACGAAATAAACCTTCACCTGCCCAAATGGAACGAACTCACCCGTAAACAGTTGTTGTATATCTGCCAACTGTTCCGGAACGGATTCGACCAAAATACTTTTCGGCTCAAGGCATTTCTGAACCTTACGGGAATTAAGGCGCTACCTCAGAAAATCGAAAAGGATCAGGTGTACTGGGCATTCAAAAAACGAAAAGAAGTATTTTGGTTAACCGACATGGAATTAACCTGGTTTCTTCAATTTGTCAATTACCTGACCGAAAATTGCAGGTTAACCGTCAATCTGTTTCCGTCATTCCGTATTGGCATTCGTCGTTACTGGGGTCCATGTAAAGAATGCCGTAATATTTCGTGGAAAGAATTCATTCATGCCGAAGGCCAGTTTTTTGCATATAATAACGCCAAATCACAGCGCAAAGTTTTTTACCTGAATATGCTTTGTGCAGTTTTGTATCGTCCGCAGCAACCGCATTATCACCCCATGAGGCCCGATTATAACGGAGATCGTCGTCAGCCGTTTAATGATTTTGTCTATCCGCGCCGTGCAAACCGATTCCGTTTGCTTTCAATGAATAAACGTTATGCCATTTATACCTTCTATGCCGGTTGCCGCAATGCCATGGTCGAAGCTCATCCGCAGGTGTTTAAGCCTTCAGGCGTTTCATCCGAAGCCCCGGCAAGTCCGGTAAAAGGTTTTATCCAATTGGTATCAGATCTTAATCAGGGCGACGTCACTAAAAACGAACAGATTTTCAACTCACCGGGATGGGATGTTTTAGACCTGCTCGAACGAATGATCGAAAAACAAAAACCAGTGAAAAAATAACCCACTTCTGGCTTCGATACGCTACGCTGCTCAGCCAGCGCTACTCCCTGAGCAGCGTAGCGTGTCGAAGGGGAAGGCAAAACTCAATATCATGGCTTTCAACTTCAAAACATACATGCTCGACTGTGCCACCCGGCTAAAAACCATTGGCCACACCGATTATGTGCATCGTTTTTTTCGCTGCTCCGGAATTGCCGGATTGGAAGAGTTGCTTAATCAACAGACCGATATCACTGGCCGCGTATTGGTTATTCATAACAATGAGGAAGGATCTGTGGGAGATATGGTACATTCCGACAATTTTTTGGATTCGCCTTATTACGTTTTTTATGTGCTCGAAAAGGTTGAGAATTACAACGATTTTGATTCTGAAGAACTGGCCAAACAGAATTGTAAAACCGACGGATTTAAAATCCTTTCCCGAATGATCCGTGAAAAAAGGTTAGGATTAAACGGACTCGATTTTCTCGACTTTACCAGCGTTCCTTATCAAAACGTGGGACCTGTTGGTGTAAACTTTCACGGAGTCATGTTTTCGTTCACCGTAACCGATGGAGATAACAGGCTAGTGTACGATATAAATGACTGGAATAGCCCCTCCTAAATCCTCCCCGAAAGGGAGGACTTAAAGAACGCTTTGAATGAATGCGTTGCGCTGAGTTCGTCGAAGCGTCATTGCGAGGTACGAAGCAATCTGTTATCAATAGTAAATATTCAATGGCATGAGTTTTAAAGATCAAAATATAGATAATCTAAATTCTAATTCTGGTGTCAGTTTTAATAAAGAAATTGAAGACTGGGCAATAATTGTAATCAAAAATTGGCATGAAAAAATAATTGCCCTAAACATCAATTATACTCATTCCTTGTATAATAGCTTTTTTCACCATGTCAATACGAATGCCAATGGAGATCCTATAAAGATTGAATTTGCGTTTAATTATTATGGAAAATTTGTCGATATGGGAGTTGGCCGCGAAATTTCAAAAGGGAATTCCGGTAATTTAGGTTTTACGCCAAACCGCAAAGCAAAGAAATGGTATAGCAAGGAATTCTATCGACAGGTTATGAAATTAAAGGAATTATTAGCTGAGAGATATGCTAAAATGGCAAATGATGTTATAATTGTTAATCTGTCAAGCGTTGACGAACATGGAAATAATTATAACTCAAAAACCAAATCAGGTAATTCAAAATCTAATACAAATCCAACTGCCAGAGCCTACGATAAAGTGCATGGAAATTGATCTTATTTGAACAAAACCGCAAAAACAATGGATGATAAAAACATTTTATTCGTATGTGCTGCCAATGTAAACAGGAGTATTACTGCACAATTTTGGTTCTCCATCACCAAACCCGAAAACCAGTACGAGAGCGCCGGATCGTGCCGTGCTGCTTGCCACATTCATGGTGGCGATTTTGTTACTCAGGAACAAATTGATAAAGCCGATCGCATTATCTGTATGGATGAACTCAATAAAAATCAATTGATTTGGGATTATGGCAAACATATAGAATCAAAAATTGAAATTGCCGGTATTCAGGATCATTATTCATTCATGCAGCTCGATCTGATTTGGGAACTGATCGATAAAGTGAAAGTGTAAGATTCTATATATCAGAGTTTATTAATGCCGGGTTTTCTTTTTCACATTTATCTCTATATTTACAGCGCCAAACACACACATATATCAGAACATTGCTGAAGGGAAGGTTTTCCCCGGTAGCAATTTCAGCGTTAGATGTTCTGATACTGAATGTGTGGTTTGGCAACCTGCTATCGGGGTCTTTTATGCCAATAGTAAAAACGACATAACCCGATTTTTAAGCATGAGCAGTGAGCAGGTCAATTCCGAATTAAGTATTACCATACTACTTTTCAAAAATTACAAGCTGTTTTTTTGTCCTTTGCCAGCATGTGCCCACGTTATATATTCGTGAAGTAATCACTTAAAACAGTTTATCATGTACATATTCGAAAAAACATCCGGCAAGTTCATCTTTGGCAGAACCACAGACAGTGCTTGTCAGTCCGGAAAATTTCGCATCGATCCTTCAGCCGACCGCACCAGGATTGACATCTATCTGACTGGAAATGGAAAACAGTTTATTGCCAATAAATTGGTTGGTGAGTTTTTAAAGGCCGATGGCTCTCCTTATGCCAATTTTGCTGAACTTGATGCAGCTACCGCTACTTTTTTCGATCCCGGGGCAGATCCGGGAGCTGCCATTACGGTAACCGGTGCATTAACCGACGCCCAGCTTCGTGCAACCGCATTACCAGTCTCAGGACCTGTCACCGACACCCAACTTCGTGCTTCAGCAGTTCCTGTTTCAGGCCCTGCTACCGATGCACAGCTTCGCGCTGCGCCACTGCCAAGCTCAAAGGCCGCGTTTGTCGAAGTACGGCTCACCAGGCCAGCCGATACCACCCAATACGCTGCCAACGATGCGATAAATTCATCCGTTGGCACTCCGGTATCAATCAACCTGCCCGATATAGCGCTTGCAAACGGACGCGGGGGCTACCTGATGCAGATTAACGCTGCAAGCGATATGCTCAACCTTGCCGATTCAACGCTCAGGCTGTGGTTTTATCGCACCGAACCAACAGGCTTGGTTGGCGATAACGTGGCTATGACTAATAATACGGAGAACATTGTGAAGGGAAGACATTACATCGATATTAAATTCAATTCGCTGCTTGCCGGTAGTACCTCGGTTATCGGGCAAAATTCGCCGGTGTGGAACTATGTTTGCGATGCAGCCAGCAAAGATCTGAAATTGCTGGTTCAAACCCTCACTGCATTTACCCCAACTTCGGGCGGATATATCGATTTTACATTTACCGTAACTCAAATATAATGAACCTGATCCCTATACTGGCCAGGAAGAAAGCGGGGCAAGGCATCTACGGGGTAGAACGTCTCCGAAGTGTTTCAGACCCATCGTTTCCTTACCTGATTGGCGAGGCTGATTTACATGCCAGTTTGCCGATACATAACCAGATACGTGCATGTAAAGTGAACGAAAGCCGGCAGATTGTGAATTACCTGAAAGCAACCGACTGGACGAAAAACGCCGACGAATCGGCCTCGGTACTCGACGGATCGGACGGCTTGGATGTGATGATAGATAATCCCGCGTGCTGGATGATACTTGGAGGAACCGATCCTGTTTACGAACGCTGGATTGTATCTGCATCACCGTTTAGTTATGGGGCCGATGTAGCAATCGAAATGCCTCGTTTTGTTGATAGTCCTGATTATTGCACCATCGACCGCACAACAGGCAAGTCGCGTTCAATACGCAACGAAACAGCCAATTTTGCAGGTTCAGGCTCCGGGGCAACAGCCGGTGGCTTAGGTTATCCGCGTACATCTACATCGCGTTACAATTACGAAGTTGCCGCAGGGCTTAAAGGTTCAGGCTGGTCTAATTTAACATGGCTCGACCGCATGTACCTGGCCTGCCTGATGTACATCGAGTACCGCACTAAAAACCTTAAGGTTTCGCTTGGCGCAGGCGCATCGAATTGGAGCAGCGCCAATTGGAGCGCCTACAATAGTTATAATCCCGTATTTAAAATGTTTGAGGCGCAATTGGCATTGTCGAATACTTCCGAAATCAATACAAAAGGCTACATGTCCGGCATTTTTACACGGGTATTTACCAGCCCTGCATACAATACACCGGTCCCGGTTTACCGTGGTAAAAATTTGCTTTGGGGAAATTTGTGGGCATGGATTTCGGGCATCGAACTCGAAGTACAATCAGTAGCCGATGGCGGTAAATCGTCGCTATATGTGTGCTACAACAACGCACTGTTAGATGCTAACCGCAGCGATGTCAGTTTTGCATTTAAATCGGTTTATACATTAATTAGTAGCGAAGTGCCACGGGTTGACGGGTGGGTGAAAACTATTTTTCCCGGTACAATTGCGGGCAATGTATTAACTGGAGCAGCCGAAACAACTTATGGCTGTGCGTATAATTGGAACAGCAATCTACCTGCTTCTGGAACTGTGCGACGCGGTGTCCTTTTCGGTGCGAACCTGCTTTACGGTGGCACTTGCGCCCTCGGATCGGCGCTTGCGAACTACGGTCCTTCGAACGCGAACGCGAACTTCGGCGGCGGCTTCCGTGCTAACGTGTCCGAATAAATCGAAGCCGAAAAATCCTCGCGTTTCAGCGAGGCCGAAACCGCAGCCGGGCTCATCAAAATTGAAAGTCATGGCAAATCGAAAAACTTGAAAAAAGGTAATGAATGAAATTGAATTTTAAAATGAAGATAAACGAAGCCTTTCTTCCTCCCTCCCCATTTTGGGGAGGGTAGGGGTGGGGCTGGGCGGCTCATTCTCTGCGGTGTCCTATTCGGTGCGAACCTGAATAACGGTGGCAATTGCGCCCTCGGATCGGCGAATGCGAACAACGGTCCTTCGAACACGAACGCGAACATCGGCAGCAGCTAACGTGCCATAAAATTGAAGGAATGAGAGCCCCGGCAGGATGCCGGAACATGACAAAAACAAAAGCCTGTTAGTAGGGAAACTGAAAGCTGGCGTGGTGGCAGCACGGATACACCAACAAAACAAACCGCATGAAACGAAAAGGAAACATCAGGGACGAATTTTTAACGTATGCCAATTTCGACAAAGCAGAGCGGAAGGCACGTAAAAACAAGGCAGACACTTATGGGGTAATACAGTTCGACAAAAACAGGGAGGCCAACCTTCAGGAATTGATCGGGCTGTTTTCGGAAGACCGGTTTAGGTCGAGTACACCTAAAACATTTACCATGATGGCCGATGCCGGTAAAGTGAGGGAGATTACCAAAATGCCCTATTTTCCCGATCGGATTGCGCATCATGCCATTTTAAACATGATCGAAGAGCGGCTTACCCGCTCATTTATTGCAAACACGTTCAACAGCATCAAGCATCGCGGCATACATTTGCTCAATCAAAGGCTCAAACACGACTTGCACGTCGATCCGGAGGGAACCAGATATTGCCTGAAAATAGATATCCGGAAGTTTTATCCTTCGGTGCCGTGTAACCGAATTAAAGAAGAGCTGCGGCGTTACATCAAAGACAAATGGTTCCTGGCAATTATCGACGAAGTACTCGATACCACCGATGGATTAAGCATTGGCGGCCTGCTTTCGCAGATATTTTCGAATACCTACGTCAACCGGCTCGATCATTACATCAAGGAAGAACTGAAAGTGAGGTATTATTACCGCTATGCCGACGATATGGTTTTTCTGGCCGCCGATAAACCAAGCCTGCACCAGGCACTGTGGCGCGTCCGCAATTATTTGTGGTATAACCTTGAACTGGAGCTGAAGAAAAACTGGCAGATCTTTGAAGTTGATGAACGGGGCATTGATTATGTGGGCTATGTTTTCAGGCATACGCACACGCGAATCCGGAAGCGGATTAAAAAGAATTTTGTAAAGAAACGGCATAACGCCAAATCAGTAACCTCATACAAAGGAATGCTGAAATGGTGTGATTCCAGACATTTAATTTATAACATTTTAGAATTGGACAATCATGCAAAAAAACGTACAAATTAACGCCGACGTATTTATCGAAGACCTAAAAACCGGTCATTCGTACGTCAATTTCGACCGTCGCGCCGAAGTAGTAACCGACGAGCAAACGGGCCAGCCCCGCAATGTGATTATTACCGCCGAGCAGTACCGTGTAACCAACCCTGCAACCCGTGCCCGTATCATCAATGCGGTAATACAGGCCAATTACCCCGATGGCGAAGACACAGCCGCACTGCGTAAAGGCATTGTAGATGCCACCAACTCCGAATTTATTGCCTTTAACAATTTTGTTGAAGCCATAAAAGCAAAGTGTGCCAGCGAAGGTGTTGGAGAAGATATAAGCCTTACGCTCGACCAGGTAAAAGCGAAGCTTTTGAAAGAGTTTTCGGTTACGATTAACAAATTCACGTTATTGGCAACAAGAGCAAGGTTAATTAACGGCTCCGGAAATGCACAGTTGGAAGGCCTTATTGCTTACACCAACCAGGTGCGCGAAACAACAGTTACGGCAATCAATTCGTTTTCTGATTTAAGAGTAGCACAAAGATTCAGAATTCGTGCCGAAGACGTTGCAGCCATCGAAGCCCAGTTTCAGCCCTTTTTGTTTTAATGGCTTTGCATGAAGTCATTCAGCGAACTTGGGGTAACCACAAACAGGAG